TTCCGGATATCGATACGGGATTGTATAGCCGTCGCTTTGCACATAATAAGGATGTGTCATCGCGTCGGCGTCTATCCGAGTAATGTTTCCTAAGAAATAGCTCGAGGAGCCTGATATTATGACTTCGTCTCCCACTTTAAACTTCATAGTTAGAGTATACCGGTGGGGGGGTGAAGGGGTCAAGAATGTTTTTTCTTGTACGCAACCGCTCTATGTCAATAGAAATAAAAAAAGCCAGGATTAATACCGGTTTGATTTCTTAAGATTTTCTTCTGCAGTTAAATATTGTAGATTATCTATGACATGTAAACCAGTAACATTTACTCCATTAATCGGTATTTGATGGTCCACGTGATAACCTTTGGGGCAATTCTTGTAAAACTCTCTAATAATATTTAGATCCGCCCATTTAGGAGTAACATCTTTAACTCTTTGCTTTCTAGATGCCAAATAAGCTTTATATGATTGCCAGTTATTCTTTTTCCATTCTTTAGTCTTTTGCCGTGCCCGTTTGATAGCATTACCATCTCTGTTGCATTTGGGATTTATAAAATTAGGATCGCCGTGTCTTATCCATCTTCTATAATGCATTCCACAATAATCATCAGAGAAGTGTCTTTTATTGCACTCTTTAATAGAGCATTTTCTTAAAGCCATTTGTTGTTTTTTAGATAATTCTGGAGTGCCGCCACGTTTTATTCGGTAATAACACTTACTACACAATCCTTTAGCCATCATTTTTTTATTGCAATTTAACGTTGTACAAATCATAGCATAATCATTTCATAAAAAAGTAGGGATGTCAAATTTAATCAACATCCCTACAATCTAGATTTTATTCAATAAAATCAATGATTTATCAAGCTGAGAGAGAAACGACCATGTTCCAACCTGGGGCGCTACAAATAAGGTTCCCATAATAGCCTATGCGAATTTCCAACGCATCAGCATTCCCAACTCGCAACCCTTCCAAACCTTCTAACCCGTAGGTGAGAATGTGAGGAACTTTCCCTAAGGAGCGAAGCTTCCAGGTACTCATTGTTAAGAGGTATGCGGTCTGAGGAGGGCAGGAACGGTCAGCTAGGATGGTGACTCGGCCGTAAGCGGATTGGAAGGTGATCCCTTCGAATGCCACTTCAACTTCATCGTGCTTAGCTTGAACGTACTGAACTTTTCCGCCCAATGCATTCACGAGGGATGCATAAGAAGCGAAGTCCATGATACAAAGGTCGGGCTTTCCACCTTCTCGGTTTAACACTGCGAGAGCGTTTGTCAAACCTTCTTCGATGGTGTAGCTTGTAGCATTGTATCGGTTACCGGCGAGACGGGTGACGTCTGCAGATCGGTTAACACCCCAGAAGCTATCGCTAGATCCAGGAGAAGTGGTGGGCAGCCATGCAGCTAACCCTGACAATGCAAGGTTCGTGCCTGTGCTGATGTTCCCTGCAACGATATCTCCGTAGATACCGAGGGCGTTTCCAACTGTCGTCCAAGAGGAGTCAGTAGATGTTGCAAGAACAGTTATAGTTCCTGTGCTTCGGTTTACAGCGGTGATCGTTGCTTGTGTGGAGGAGATCGAGGAGATAGCAGATCCGTTGTTTACGAAGTTCACCAAGGTCATTCCAACTTCAAATTGCACGATTTGTTGTGCATTGGAGAGGGTGATGGTGTAGGTAGGAGCTGCAGCGGTTGCAGATCCGATATATCCGCGGGTAGCAGATCCGTCACCGAACAATTCGAAAGCGATGTTGTTGGTGATGTTTCTGAAGCCTGCATCCATTTGGAGCTTAGCAGCGTCAACGAAAGCGCCGGCTGACGTCTTGGTCTGTTCCATCAATAGGTTCGTGATGGTGACCAATTGGTAGTCGGAGATGACGTAAACGAAGAAAGAAGCAAGCTGCGTAGCAGTTTGCTGTCCTTGAGCGTTAGCGAAGGCATGGCTTCGTCCTTGTGGAACGCCGTATTCTAAGGGCACCAAATTGTTATCGTTAGGCTTTTTATCCTAACTTCTTATATTTGTTAATGTAATTAACTAGATTTAAAAATGTTTGTTCATTTTCTTCTAAGAGCCCTAAAGCTCTATTACATTTTATGCAAAGCACTCCTCTGACTTGCTTAGTATCATGGTTATGATCTAAAGCCATGGCGACTTGTTTTCCACGCCATATAGTCTTTACGTTGCGCTTACAACCTGCACAAACTCCGCCTTGTTCTTCTAACTTGGCGTTAAAGTAGTCTATTCCTACTCCATAAGCTTGTTTCAGCTTTGTATCCCTTATTTTTTCGGGATTTTCATCGCGGTATTTTTGAACGGTTTTGAGTTTAAATTCTTTTTTCTCTTTATACTCTTGTCGTCTTATTTCACTTACACATTCTTTACATCTTGCTTCTTTATCAAGCCTTTTATAAAAATTGTTTTGTGATTTAATTTTACCACAACGTTTGCATGCATTCATATAAGTTCGGCATACATTTTCAACTTAAGTAATTTTAAGTTGCCTACCACTCTTGGCACTATTTTAGTTTAGCACAATTAAATGCTAAGATCAAGTACTATGCTCTACGGTGGGTGAATCTCTTTAGTTACTCACCTTACCTCGGGATTGGCATTTCAGCTTCCCCCGATACTGGTTGGTTTTATATCCCCTAGCCATTAAGGGATATATTTTCCTGCGAATCCGTCCGTTTGAGCAGGAAAATTAAAGCCCCGACGGTTATCGGGTAGGGCTTTCGTTCTTTGGAACAAGGGCTAAAAAAGGATTTTCCTTGTAAACAAGGTCCTTCATGTATTCATTTGAATCGGTGTACAACTCTTTTACAGTTTGTTATCGTAGGTTATTAACCCCTACATCATTGGCTTCTTATGTTATACCAATGCTCAGACTATCGCATCACCTCTCGGCGTTTTCTCATTTAGTCGTTCACGGTGGCTTTCGCCTTCCGCCTTATCACCTACTGCTAGGCGTCTAAGTCTATTAGAGAAAATTTATAATGCAGCTCTAATTATTCTATATAACTGAAAGTGTGACCCTTATAAGACGTCATTCGATGCTGCGGATTAAGGGCGGCATAAATACCATTTGCCTTTAATCCTAAGTCCTTTGCTGCCTCAACTACTAAAGTATAAACTTTTTCGTTTTGATGACAAATGAACTTTCGTGCGCGTTTTCGAAGTTTGGCGGTTCGGGCATCTGTCCGAGCTTTTATAGCTTCGAGAGTTGCCGGACCGCGTTTAGTCCGCCTTCGCGACTTCGCACTGTTAGAGATATTTGCTAAGACCTCAGGTCTGGTTTCTTTTTGACCTTTGTTCCAAGCCCACTCTATGCCATGCTGACCTCCGGGAGATACATTGTACCGGGGGGCATATTTAGCAATATAGTGTTTCTCAGCAGCATCTAAATCTACTTGATTGTAGTAGATACTATGCTTAGACCATTTAAAAGCTTCAGCTCCGTGCTTTCTAATCGCAGCACCTAAAACGCTATTCCCACCCTTGAGCGATAACGATATGTGTTGCCTTTGTCGGTCTTCGAGTCGTCTACGTGTTTGTCCTATGTAGACTATTTCGTCTTCCTTCGTTACGAAATATATTATCATGGGTTTACTGCTCATATGCATACCATTTTATCCTATCAGTTATGGAATTACAAGTTTAAGCTGCAATTTGGTTACTTGAGTTTGCGTATACAGCAGACATTTGCGTTTCCTTAAGCTTTGGTTATAACGTAGGTTAGTACGTCATGATCCGCAGCTAAATCTGATCGTTTATAAGCTATCAAAACACCATGCTTTGATAGGGTTTAGACGAAGTTATTTTTTAAGTTTGTTTTCGAATGCCAGTATGGCTCGTTCCTTTGCGCTTAAAGGGCGAGACGCATTAACTGAATTCGTTAACGTTTTCATTTGTTGCTGCTGAGGCTGAGCGGTTGCCTTCGGGGTAGCATCTGGAGCAGGGGCTCTTGGCGCTAACCGTGATTGCACCTTGCTGAGTTTCGTCAGTCTAAGTGCTTCGTCAAGCAAGTAATCTTCAACTTGCTGGGCAGCTTCCTCAACCGTCATAAGGATGCCGTCCTCGTCAAATGTTTTAGTGATTAGTTCCACTACGTCGCCGACGCTGCGGGTTGCCTTGATAGTCTCGAATGCGGGGTCGACTTGAACTAATCTAGCGACATCTGCTCTAATCTGTCTTTCAGCTTGTGCACGCTGAGCAGTGTTCGCTTCTTCAAAGCTTTTCTTTGTGTTCTCGGTCTCGCCTTTTAGGGCTTTCATCTCTTCTCTCAGGGCTCTCAGCTCATTTTGGGTAGCCATGTTCTCTTGACTTGGGCCATTGATGGCAGCCTCAGTCAATTGATCGTAGGTTAAGCCTTGATTCAATAATGTACGAATTGGATCTCTTAGGAGGTCTTCCTTGGAGACATACTTAGATTCGTCGAATTGAGAGGTAGGTTTAGAGCGTTCGGCAGCGATCTTGGCCTTTTCGGCTTCCAATGTAGCGCGTTCTTGCCTAATCTGTTGATCTTTAAGGCGATTTGCGCGTTCTTGGCGTGCAAGTGCAGCATAACGAGAACTGAGAGGTTGTTCCTCGGCTTTCGTCTCTTCTTGGCCTTGAGGAGGTAGACTCTCATTATTGCTGTTCTGATCTTTTGGAGCAGCTCTTGCACTCCTGACGGCAGAAGCTTCCTCAGGGGAGATCTGAGTGGGGTTCTGAACAGGATGCTGCTGAGCTTGTGGAGATCCACCATTTTGGATCATTTCGATAGCTCTTTGACCTGCTGCGGTTCTAGAGGCTACGGTTGTGTTTGTGGGCTGTACGATGGCTGGTGCGGCCAATGGTTCGAGTTTCATATTATTCTCCTGCGTTCATGTTTTGGGTAATTACAAATTGTTTCGATTCTAAATCTTCATCATCCTTGCAATCTGTTATATCAAGGCGAGGAATGGACGCGGAAGTACTGGGATGAGGATTGGTTAGTCGCTGTATAGCCCATAGACGGCTGTCAATTTTAGGCGGTTTCTTCAATTCAATTTTAATGCTTAAGCCTGCGAATTGATTGTATTTTAGTCGAAACAATAGATCATTGATTCTCCATTTACATAAGGCGAGGGCGTACGTCAAGTACGATAGGGGGGATTTCATTTTATGACTCCTAATACGTTCATTGCTTTAACGATATAAGTTGCTTATATCGTTGGGTTTTATATTAGTGGCTGCTTAGATATGGAGCTTCGCTAGCTCTAAACTTAGTAGTATCACTGTGGATACTAAAATTAAGATGGCACGTTGATAACCTGAGACGCTGATCATAGGCCTATGAATCTGTGTGACATTACCGCATTCCTTACAGAACTTCCTGAGAGGCATCATTGCGCCCCGCCGGGGTTTCCGTTGGGGACTAACGGGCTTTGGGGCAAAGCTTGAGGGGCAGCCGCAGGTGCTCCAGCTGGCATTGGAGCAGGCGGCTGAGCGGCTTGAGTCATAGTTTGAACTTGAGAGAAGAAGTCTCTGAGCATTTGGCATCGCTCTTCTTCGAGTTTAGCTGCCGAATACAAATTGTAATATTGAACTACAAGCTCTGAGGCCAACTGAAGGTCCATAAACGGATCTGGAGGGGTATACTCGCCGTCTTCGACTATCTTGTCTAAGATTTGATATATACGCTCTTCTGAGGCGTTGGCAAGCTTTTCGACTTGGTCTAAGTCTGGATAGTCTAAGAGTCGTCGACCTTCCTTGATTGAGATCATACCAGCTTGGATCATCTCGGTGATCTTCTGCATTCGGCCTGAAGGATCTTTAGGTAAACTAGATTGGTTAAATACTTGAATTACAAAGGGATCTTGGATTAGCGAACACTCGGGAAGGTCTATTTGCTTGGTGCCATCTTTGTTAGGATAAATCGTTTGATATGACCCTTCGCGCTCTGCAATATCCTTTGCCAAGTCAGTAACCGCATAAGCCAACTCAACGAAAATGTTGTCATATCGCTTTGATAGAGCGGCCATACGGTCTGTAGAGATGTCATCATAGGATCGTATTGCTTCTCCAGAATTGAGGCCTGCGGGTTTTTGGCTTGACGCCTGCATTGCAGACACACCACTTTGTTGGAATCCGTAGTCAATGATACGCTGCAGCTGTGCATATAACTCCTCAGGAACGCAAGGTGCGACTTCATATTGTGGCTTTGTGCCTCTATATTCGATAATGGAGCCCACATCGTTGTTGAAGGAGGCTTTAGTGACTTTAGACCCTGCTTCTACAAAGATTCTAGGGACACCAACAAGTTTTTGAGATCGAGAGATAGTGAATAGGAGGGAGTTGATTTCAATTTGGGTTCCCATTAGCTGTTCGGCAAGGCCTTGGGCCCAAAAGCCTAATAGTTTAGGAGAATACTGCATTATTACAAATGGGAACTTTTCTTTACTGTAATCTTCGTCTAAGAGGATACCTGAGCTGCAAGCTATGACATGTCTGCCGTCTTTGGCATTCTTACCGCTTGGGAGGTGCCATGCTTCGACAACCATTACTTGGTCAGATACTGTCTTAGAGGCGTCGCCAGAGTTGTCAGGATAGGCCGTAGCAGCGTCTGTGATGATGCTCTTGTACTTTGGTGCTATATCTTTCAAAACATCTCTATCAACTAATTTCATTTGAAAGATCTGCCTCGGCTCACCGTACATACCGTCATTGGAATCTACGAGAAGTTCGGTCATCAAAACTCGGTCTAAGGCTACTTTATGGTCTGGGGTCTCATAAACCTTCAGAATACCCGTTCCTAATACACAAGCGTCGCGTAATAGTATAGCGGCTTTGTCATATGCTTTGGTTTGATAGAATTCACCGAGGACGAAGTTATTAAGCTGTTTTGCCATCCTACGTTCTTTATAGTCGCCGGCATCGGTGAGGAATACGGGGGCGGGACGGTTTTGACTGAGTCTGGAGACTAAGGTATCTACGCAAGCTTGGACGAGGTTGAAGGTGGGTCGATCTTGAGGTAGGCCTGTCTGTTGGTCCATCTTCATCATATTAGAGCCGATGAAGCTGAACAGGCTCATATTGCCGTACAGGCGGGCATAGAGGGCAGACTGACGTTGTAGGTAGTTCTGTGACTCTTTAAGATAGGCTGCTGTGGCTAATACCTGTCCTGTGAGGTCTCTGTCGGTCTTGGCAGTCCACCACTTGAAAATGCCTTTGAGGGCAGCATTGACATCTGTCGTTTTGAAGGATACTTGACTGCTTGGTGCTGCCTTGGACGTGACTTTCATGTTAGTTTACTCCGCCACCTGCCGACCAGAAGAGGAGATCCTCTTCAGAAATAGCATCGGGCGTCTCTAAGTGCTGATCTATAATGGGCATGTCTGCTTTTTTCTTAGTCGTAAGCACCGGTGCATCTTCAGATAGCGTAAATTCGATTTCCGCATTCTTAAAGTGAGTAATCCCGGCTTCTCTACAAGCCTTGGCTAATTTCTTAAGGTCTTTAGGGCTCATGCGAACCTCAATTAACTACGTTTAGATTTCATTCGCTTACGGATGGAGCTTACCATGTCGTGGCTGTCAGCATCACTGAGTTCGTCGCCATGTTCGTTGGAATCCATGGGCTGAGAACTGATTTGGCTGTCGTCGTAGTACGTCTTTTTACGAGCGGCGTCGAAGCTTAATTGGTCTTCTTCGTTTAAATGCTCGTCACCATTGCTGTCTTGAAGGTCAACTTCTCCGCCTCGAGCATACATGTTCTTTTTACGGATCATGTCGGCTACGCTTCCGCCTTTGGAATATCTAAGAACACCGTCTTTGGATAAGCTGTCTGATTCAAGTTCTTGGTGCATCATGTCGGTTTCCATGCTGTCTCCGTCATCTTCATCAACCATTTTGGTTGCAGCACGTTTCTCAGACATGTGGCTCATTGGCTTAGCATCAAGCATATCCATGCTGCGTTTACGCTTCATGTCGTCGATGTTGTCCATGTGTTCGTCATGGAAGCTAATTTCGCCACCTTCAGCGAGAGCCTGTTGATGCACCATGTCCATTTCGCGCTTGTCGTCAGCGTCGTCAATACCGCTCATGTGTTCGTCGCGTGCATCGATTTCGGCCATATGGCTGAGCTCGTTGGCATCATGTTCAGGATCTAAGTGGTCGGTCATTCTCATGCTGCGTTGTTCCATCTCGTCGATCGTAGGTCTTGAGGATGCGGCTTTGATTTCTCCACCAGATGCCATCTTGCGTTTCTTAGCTTGTCGTTGAGTTGAGTATGCAATGGCTAAATTTTGAGCTCTATTGGCTTTACCTGGGTTAGCTTTCATTTCGGTCGAAACGTTCTTACTGAAAGCTTTAGGAGACTTTCCTTTGATCAATGGCATGGGTTATTCCTTATTCGTTAGTGTGAGGGCCTTCGTTATGAGGCGCACTTTCCAATATTTCAAAGGCGGCCTTGATTGCGGACGCCATAGCTTTATAATCTTTCTTTTCGTGGGCTTTGCAGAAGTCTTCCATGCATGCTTCTAAACCTTCAGAATCTGCTGGGGTTTGTTCTTCCATGCCGTTATCAGTCCTCAAGGTAGTAATGACACCGGTGTTGTTGGGGCTTTTATTCTTGAGAAACGGAATCATGAGATACCTCTAAACTTGCTGTTCTGATCTTAAATGGATACGATTTTGATCAAAATGGGTACTTTTTGGATAAAATAGGGGTAATTAATCGCCCCAGCCGAGGTTTTTGATTCGATTAGCGTAATCTTGCTGCTCTTGAAGCTTTTCTAAGGTCTTTTCAAACATATCCTCTTCCTGCTGCTTGGCCCACGCTTTGGAGCCGTAAGCGGGTAATATTACAGGCTTTTGATAGGTGTAAGCAGGACTCACTTTAAACGCATATAACACTGCGTCAATGATGTCAGAGTGGGGTTGTTTCTTGATTACGATCTTATCGGGTGTACTCTTGTCCCAATCGATTTGAATGAGATAGGAGTCTTGAGCGAAACGAGAGGCGCTTTTAGCCTTGAACTTACCTAACCTTAGAGCATCATTGAGGAATTCGACGTTTTCTTGTTTCCGCAACTTATCTGCGGCTTCTACAGGAATTTGATGTCGACGGATGAGTTCCTCAGCGATCTTTTTACCTAAGGCGCCGGCGTCCATAACGATCTTATCGACATCATATTTCTTGCGTAAAGCTTCGATTTGATTGGCTAAAGAGGTGATGTCCTGCTTCGGCGTGATGAGTTCTTCAACTAAATATGTTGAATCAAGTTGTTCAGACCAAGCAAGTATGGCTATCGCATCGGCATCTTTGAAACCAATGTCGACGCCCATAATATAGTTTAACTTAACAGTGGCACCCAAACCTTCAATTTGAGTGTAATGGTTAAGTTTCTCATTATAGTTAATCCATAAAGATTTGGCATCCAACACCCACCTGTTTTTCCACTCGCGAAGTAGTGTCGGGTGATCGTCATCCCATTGGAACTTAGATTTGATACCGTCAATGAAATTCATTGCATCAGGCATAAAAGGGTTGTCTAAGACCGTCCATCGATGTACGGAATATCCATACTTCCCATTTTGAGTCGCATCGAAAAAATAGCCGCTTGGCACTGGGCCTGGGGTTCCTGTGAGAGCAAGCCATCCGTCTTTATAGTCAGCGAGAGTGGGGGATAAAGCTTCGTCAATGAGAGACTGGAGGTGTGCGCCAAAATCTTGCGCCTCATCTATAGCTACGCCCGGAGATTTAATACCTTTGAAGCGAGCTTTCAGATTTTTCGAGTCAGCGCCTAATAGACGTAATTTAGCACCATTTGGATGGGTCATAGTTAGTCGAGATTCAAGAAATGTGCATCCAATCTTATATTTCTCGTTGTGTTCTTGAAGAACCGGCCACATGATGGCACGAGCGGAGTCTCGAGTTAACGCTAAATAGAGGCACTGTGCGCCTGGGTATTTCTCTAAGGTTCTAAAGAATTTCAGAGCCAAGGCATTGGATTTCCCTGCACGGCGTGAGCATTGAGCTATTAGGAATCGAGCAGGATCGTTGACGAATGCGTTTTGCGCTTCGAAATTCTCTTCAAGCTTCAGCGGCTGAGCCTCGGCTATTGCTTTCTGTCTGCGTAGTTTTTCTACAATCAGGGCGATTTTGTCAGGATTTCTTAGTTTCGTCAAGTTTAGCCTCGATCATTTTTGCAATTTCATCATCCGTGAGTGTTTCAAGTAATTCTTTTTCTTTCTTCTTTAACTCCATGATAAGCTTCATGTTTTCGCGCATGGCCTGAGAACTATCTTTACTCAGCTTCTCACCTTTAGCTGATTCTATAAGTAACGCTCGGGTTTCTCGAAAAAGTAGCAAGAGATGCGAATCCATTAGATTATCCAAATTGATCTCAGCCTTTGGCGGATCTTTTGGACTGTCATCCGCGGGCGGAGGCGTCGCATGCGAGGGCAGGTATGCACCGTTGTCGTCTTTTACGCTCACTACCTGCCCATTAACGAGTTTACGCATGTTATTTGACGGCCTTTACTGCTGCGACGGGTTTTAGCTCTGAAGCCAATTCCATTAGACTCACATTAGCCAAAGGAATCAGAAGTTCCTTAGTATGCCCTTGATATTTAAAGCTAATCATAAGACCAAGATCCGACACCGCCATGGTGAGGCCTTCTAAGACTTTGGTTTGAGGAGGGAACACTGTTCCTAATTCTCCGGCGCCCACAACATAAGCATTTGTTTGTAATCTTGCGTACTTAACTGCTCTGTTCGACATTTTTCTTCTCCTGAGTGAGGTCTTTAGCTTCTTTGTTTAAAAGCTCTAATTTGTGGTTGATAACAGATAGTTCGCCTTCCAAGATATGAATTTGATAATTCATATGCCCAGCTTGAGCGCATAATTCTCTATATTCTGCATTAATTTGGTCTAAGGTTCGTGGGGTTTCCATGGTTTCTCCTTAAAGGATGAATGGATTAAATATCCATTGTTTACGATACATAATAGAGCGACCTACCTTTGTATAGTGGGTAGCCGTATTAAGATTTGAGGGAACTAAATCTTTTGCTATGCCGATATTGCGCCAGTTACGCTTGCAGAATACCCAATGTAAAGCATTCTCGTTGTAGACAGAGTATCCTAAGATTACACTTGGGTCTTCTCTGAGGCACGCGATCTTAACGATCGTATTAGGTTTCTTTATCAAATAATCTATTACGGTGTGGTAATGACCCATAAAGGCGTCCTTGGGTACGTCCGAATACCAGCTGTCGCCATAATACAGGCCTCGCAGCCAACTTGCAAATATGAAGTTTAAATCATCTGGATGCAGGTCGCGGATTGTAATTAAGTCTGCCTTATTTATCGCTTCACTTGGCATATCGTTTAACCATTTCTTTTCTAAGCGCCGATAACAGCTCGCGAACTTGCGTACTTGCGACTTTTATACCGTTCTGTTTTAGCTTGTGGGATGTTTCTCGCGAGCTCATACCTTCAGAATGCATCTCCCAAATCAACCGTTCTAATTCATCTTTAAAGTCGTAGTCATGCAGAAAAAAACCTGCAAGTCTATAATATTCTTCTTTTTCTGCTATGCGCTGTGCGCTTGAGCGTGGATTCTGCGCGCCTCTGTAAGTTTCGTTTCGCATCTCTGGATAAAGCAATCGATTTACTCTGTGTACAGTCCATCGTTTTAGATGATCTTCATCCTGTTCGATATCATCAAAGCCATCATTAGCTAACTTTGCGTACCATTCATCTTGTAGTTCTTTAGGTGGTCGGTTGCCCATTTGATTGTGCTTTTTTCTGCTCAGCGAGCTGTCTGGTTTTGATCTCATGAAATACTGCGCCAGCGACTTGCTTTGCAACGCCAGAGCAAATAGAGAGATAGAAATAAAACTTGGATTTATATGCAGTTGTCGTGCCAAGATTGATGATCATGGCTGCTACTGCGAATCTGATAGAATCCTGATCTTTCGTAGGAAGGTCATAGATCTCTTCGAATTCGGTGATCCAAGCCTCAAATGCTGTGGCGCCTTGAGGAAGCTTGGAAGGGAATAATGCGCGAACTTGTTTTGCAAGACGTTTAAATGACATCATAGACACAAAGAATCTCCTTGTGTCTATGATGTCACAGTTAAACTGAAATTGTCAAGAGGTCTTAACCATTTTTTAACAATTTTTCTACTTCCGTCACCAAGGTGTTTTCTAAGGCTAAAAGGTTGCCCATAGCTTCTTTATACCTAACGAAATCAAGGGCTTTCTTTGCTCGTGCTGCTTCTTCTTTTACTGCTGCTATTGCTTCCATCACATATCGGACGTTCTGTTCGTTATTCATACGATCTCCTTAACACATGAATTTGATAGTATATCCTAAGTTCTTAAGCATTATGAGTGTGTACACGGACATGCTATCTGTTACTACTACGATCTTTCCTTCTGTGTAATATGCGTTCATGATTAAAGAGTAACAAAGTATAGAAATCTTGTCAACTTATTTTAAGTCGGCGAGATTCTTGGCAATTTTCGGCTCGGCAATCAACTCGACACCGGGGAGCGTTACGGTGTGCTCCATGGCTTCCTTCAGGATAATCACCATGTCGTCGGCTAAGGCGTCGGGACCCTCCAGAATTAATTCATCGTGCACTTGTAGTACAATTTTAACCTCTGACCATAACGTATCAGTTTTTGCTAATTCTGTGCACATATTGTGGCAGGCTATGGCTGCTCGATTCATTATTGACGCCCCTGTGGATTGAATTCTATGATTTACCGATAAATTCAATATGTTACGAGCCTCATAGGGTAGATCGGCATGTGGTGTATTGCCATAAATAGCATCTAAAGCCTTGGCTTTGGGCATTCGGCGGGGTCTACCGAACAGGTTTACCACTCGGCCTTCTTTCTTGGCCTGCTCATGACTCTGCAACATAAAAGTTTTTACTTTGGGGAATTTCTCAAAATAATCATCGATAACCTCTTGAGATTCCT